ATTTTCTAAGATCAAACTCAAATTTCACTGATTTTGATTTTGAGGGGTCTAACTTTTCAGTTCTAATTGATACTTTAGCGTATAATACATATATTAATTCATTTAATGCAAATTTAGTTGCAAATGAATCATTCTTAGACTCTGCGACAATAAGAGAAAACGTTGTTTCACTTGCAAGAAACATTGGTTATGTTCCTCGCTCAAAAAGAGCAGCGATAGCAACGATTAAAATAGATGATATTGATCTAGGACCAACCACAGACGCTACACCAAGATTTATTTCACTAAGAGCAGGTCTTATATGTGTTGGTAATAGTGAAAATACAACATACAGATTTTCAATCCCTGAAACTATTACTTCAAGTGCTGTAAAAGCGATTGGTACTAATTCTTTTGCACAATTTGATGATGAAATTACCATATATGAAGGAACATACTTAACTCGAACATATTCTGTTGATACATCAAAAGATCAAAGGTTTATTATTGATAGTCCAAACATCGATGCATCAACATTAGTCGTGAATGTTACAGATCCTAATCAAGTAACAGTTGGAAGAAAGTATTCCAGAGTAGATAACATATTAAACTTAAATAAAAACTCAGAAATTTATCTTGCACAAGAAGTACAAGATGAAAAGTACGAAATTTTATTTGGAGATGGATTTTTTGGTAAAAAATTAGAAAATGGTGCAACAGTTCGTGCATCTTATATTGTTACTGATGGTCCAGATGGCAATGGTCCAAGTAATTTTAGTTTTCAAGGAACCTTCACTAAAGATGATGGAACTTTCTTCACTCCGTCCGATACTGTAACAATTACTACCATCACAAACGCTTCTAGAGGGTCTGAAGTTGAAGATGTGTCTTCTATTAAGTATTTTGCACCAAGACTTTACTCAGCACAATATAGAGCAGTTACATCAAGAGATTACGAGGCAATAATAAATCAAATTTACCCTCAAACAGAGTCTGTTGCTGTCATAGGGGGAGAGGAATTAGACCCCCCACAATTTGGTAAAGTTCAGATAAGTATCAAACCAAAAAATGGAACTTTTGTCTCTGATTTTGATAAATCTCAAATTAAAAGTAAATTAAAAAGTTATGCAGTTGCAGGTATAAATTCTGAGATAGTTGATCTCAAAATACTTTATGTTGAAATTGATTCAAATGTTTACTATGATCCATCTAAAATAGGTTCACCAATTACTTTAAGAAGTAACGTTATAAATTCTTTACAGAATTATGCAACTAATGTTGAGATGAATAAATTTGGTGGAAGATTTAAGTATAGTAAGGTAAATCAACTAATCGATAGAATTGATGATGGTATTACATCTAATATTACAAAAGTAATCATAAGAAGAGATCTAAAGGCTCTAATTAATCAGTTTGCACAATATGAGTTATGTTTTGGTAATAAATTTCATATCAATCCCGCTGGTTACAATATTAAGAGCACAGGTTTTACAATTTCTGGTAGTTCAGTTACTGCATTTTTAACAGACATACCAAATAAAGACGGATCAGGTAATCTTGATGGTAGTATGAAGGGTACAATCAGTGTTGTATCTAGAGATGAGAAGAATAATATTCAAGTTTTACTTAAAGATGCAGGAGTAGTCGATTATAAGAAAGGTGAGGTAATACTAAACACAATTAATATTACATCGACTATATCTGAAAACAATATAGTTGAGATACAGGCATTTCCTGAGTCAAATGACATAGTTGGATTAAAGGATCTCTTTGTCAGTTTAGACGTTTCAAATAGTTCGATAAATATGTTGAAGGACGTTATTGCATCAGGAGAAGATGTATCAGGTGTTGTATTTACTAGAGACTACTATACCTCAAGTTACTCAAATGGAGTTTTAGAGAGGAAATAATTTATGTCACAATTTGACAAGAGAATAAAAGTTAACACTGTTATAGAAAATCACTTGCCAGAGTTTATAACAAGTGATTTTCCTAATGCTGTTGAATTTTTTAAGCAATATTATATTTCTCAAGAATTTCAGGGAGGTGCATCTGATTTAATTCAGAATTTTGATCAATATCTCAAAGTTGATAATTTAGTTCCAGAAGTAGTTAATGGAGAGACAAATTTACCAGTTCATTTTTTAAGTCCCTCTGAAGTAACAGCATCTGATACCACTATAGAAGTTGCCAGTTATAAAGGATTTCCTACTGAATATGGATTACTTAAGATTAATGATGAAATCATTACTTATACTGGTAAAAATGCTACTAAAACTGATGTTGCAACCATTAGTGGTAATATAACATCACAATCTGATACATTTATAACGGGTATAACAACTACAAACATCGCTATAAATGACCTCATATCAGTATCCTCAGTTCAGAATAACAGTGATACTATCCTAATACTAGATGGTGCTAGAGTTACTGGTATTGGTGTTGGTAAAATACAACTTGATAGGCAAATTACTGCAACATCAACACAAACTGTTACCGTAGACGGTGTGACTACAATAATACCACGAACTATAACAACTGAAAATCCAGTTTCAGGTGTGTTTAAGTTTACACATGAAAGATTTTTCTTCACTGGATGTGAACGTGGATTTAGTGGTATTACAGGTTATAACGTAGGAGTATCTTCATCACTTATAGATGTTAATCGAGAAAAACTTAAGTTTGAGAAAACGTCAGCACAAAATCATGTGAATGGTTCTAGTGTACAAAACTTATCGGTATTATTCATACAAGAGTTTTATAAAAATCTAAAGAAAACATTTTTGCCAGGATTTGAGGATATTAGTTTTACATCTGATTTAGATGTTGGTAATTTTATTAAGTTTGCCCGTTCATTCTATCAATCAAAAGGACTTGAGGAGTCGATAAGAATATTATTTAAAGTATTATATGGTGTGGATTCTACAATCCTTGACCTTGAAAGTAATTTAATAAAACCTTCAGATGCTGAATTTATAAGAAGAGAAGTTGTAGTTGTTGATTTAATTTCAGAAACTGGAGATCCACAGAACTTAGTTGGTCAAACAATATTTAAGAGCGATGATCTTAGAACAAATGCATCTGTATCAGAAGTAGAGATATTTAATAGAGAAGGTAAAACATTTTATAAACTTTCATTATTTGTTGGATACAGTGACAGGGATTTAATACAAGGTATATTCACGGTTAATGCTAATACCAAGGCATTGAATAATGTGTCTGCTGGTTCATCAATTATATCTGTGGACTCAACAGTTGGATTTGGCACAACAGGCACTATCATAAGTGGTGTTAATACTATTGACTATAAGTCAAAATCGATCAACCAATTCTTTGAATGCACTGGTATAACAAATCAAATTAACACTGCTGATAATGTTAGAGTCAATAACAATATTTTTGGTTATGAAAATGGTGATTTATCGAAGAAAATAGAATTAAGAGTAACTGGTGTATTGAATGAATTAGTTGTCGATGATAATGTTACTTTAGTTAATGAAGGAGAAAAAATATTTGTAAAAAATCTTGGAGAAAAAATATTTAATAATGGTGTAAATTATAAAGAAAAATTTGCTAATTCTTGGATTTATAACACAAGTTCAAGATTCAAAGTTAATATTTCAACATCTGGATCTGGAGCAAATATTCAATTTGACACTTTACTTGATAAATCTTCCATTAAAGTTGGTGATCAATTTCAGATTCTTAGAAGAGGTCAACAAATTGTTGATGGTGGATTTAATGTTGCAAGTGTAGATTCTAATTTAAATCAAATAACAGTTACAAATCTAGGATTTACACCAGTTGAAGGACAAGATTATGATATCCGTAGAGTAATTGAAAAAGCAACAAGTTCAAACTTTGAGATAAGAGAAGGAAATGAAAATATTATCTCAAATGTTCTCAATGTTTACACTGATGGTGACACTAATGGGTATGTTGCCTCTAATTCACTTCCTGATTTTGATATAACTGACGATGTTGTACGAGAAACATTAGTTGGTGTTGCAGATACATCATTTAGATTCTCTTTTGATCGAGATAGTCAAGATGTAACATCTGGATTATATAACCTTATTGAATTTCATTTTGATAGTAACAGAAATGTTAAGTTTATTCAAGGTGATGCTGTTGTTTATAATTCAATTAAAGATCCCAATTCAGCTAATAATAATCCATCGGATGTTCCACCAGGTTTAACTGATGGGGCTATTTACTATGTTGATCCACAACCAGCGGATACTGGGTCAAATATTACTAAAATAGCACTCTATTCTTCAAGAGCACAAATCGGAACTGCTAGTACAATACAAGTTGGTTTAGGAGTTTCATTAAAAGATTTACATACATTTACTTTATTAAGACAACATGGTAAGAAGATAAGTGCAAATAAAATATTGAGAAGATTTCCCCTATCACAAAGTTTATCCGAACCATCTACAGGCGATAAAAATATAACAGATATTGGTATTTTAAAGAACGGAGTCGAAGTTAGATCTCCAGTTTCAGAAGATTTTATTAGTTATGGTGGTTTAACAAGCGTAGATCTAATCAATGGTGGAGATGATTATGATATAATTAATCCACCTAAAATAACAATTGAAGCAGGATTAGGAAATACTGCATATGTAGAACCAGTTATCACTGGATCTGTAAAACATGTATTCATTGATCCACAAGAATTTGATGTTAAGTCCGTAAAAAATGTATCATTGACTGGTGGAAATGGAGATGGATGTGAATTAGAGGCAGTCACAGGTAAAAGATTTAGAGAATTAACTTTCGATAGTAGAAATCTATTTTTTGGGGGTAGTCTTGATATTGAAAATGAAACAATTACTTTTGGTAAAGAACATAACTTAGAAAATGGACAAATTGTTTATTATCAGAATAATGGCAACCCTTCCCTTGGTATTGGCACAGCATATGTTAATAATAATCTAATAACTGGAACATTAGCAAATGGAGATCCATATTATGTAAGATCTGTTAATCCCACAACAATAAGACTTTACAACAATCAAAATGATGCTTTAAGTGGTATTAATACTGTTGGACTAGCAACTGATACTGCAGCAGCAGGAATTCATATTTTCAGAACAGAAACAAAAAATACGATAACAAGTATAAAAGTAAAAAATCCTGGTAAGGGATATCAACATCGTAAATTGATTGTAAAACCATCTGGAATATCTACGTCGTATGATACTATCAACTTTGATGGTCATGGATTTAAGCACGGTGATTTGGTTAATTATTCACCTATGGTTGGTATTGGTTCCACAATGCCACAAGAAATTCAGGGACTATCAACAACATCATCTTATTATGTGATGAAAGTTGATGAAAATTCATTTAAACTTGCAAATGCGGGTATCGGTGGAACATCTACATCTGATTTTGATAGAGGTAAATTTGTTAATTTAACATCAAATGGAACTGGTTATCAAACATTTAAATATCCTGATATAAAAGTAAATATTGAGGTTATCTATGGAGGTTCTGTAACAGGTACATTTAATATTACTCCAGTTGTTACAGGATCGTTTACTGATATTTACCTGTATGAAAAAGGTTCGGACTATGGTTCCAAAATATTAAATAATGTAGCTAATCCAAATGTAACCATACAATCTGGTAGATTAGCGTCTGCTACCCCCATAATTGAGAATGGTAAGGTAGTTGATGTGATAATTGGAGATCAAGGAGTCTCTTATAATTCTTCTCCAGACATACAAATAATTACAACGGGAGAGGGCGTAGGTGCTGTTGTAAGACCAGTGATCAAAGATGGTAAGTTAATAGATGCTGTAGTTGTTAGCAGTGGTATAGGATACGATCAAAATAACACTACTGCAAAAGTCGTATCTAGGGGAGTAAGAGGTGTATTTGAGACTTCAGTAAGAACTTTACAAGTTAATGAGCGATTTAGAGAGGAGGATACTATATTAGTTTCAAGAGATGATTTCTTAAGTTATAATATAATTGGTTTCAATCAACAGTTATTAGAAAATTTAGAATCTGATACTTTTGATGTTTTAAGTGGTGGTGAATTTGATAAACCAACAAAACACTCATCAATTATAGGTTGGGCATATGATGGTAATCCAATCTACGGTCCATTTGGATATTCGGAACCAAACAATATAAACTCAACTATACGTATACTTGAATCTTCATACATAAAAGATATCTCAAAGGTTGAAAATAGACCTTCTG